ACCAACAATAATAGCTCAAAAAACCACTGTGCCATCTGTGCCACCCAAAAAAAGTTATCACTGAAAAAAAAATTTACCCTAAAATTTCTCTTATAGCACGGCACACTACTTCTCCATCTTCTTGTTAAAATTAAGGCTTGCCACACTTGTGCCATATTTGATTATCTTCTTTACACCTGGACCTTGTATTTCAAACTTGGCGTACGGAGCCCACTGCTTACGTATTATGTTTAGTTCTAAAATCAGATTCGACCATTGTTTCTGACTTATGTTTGTCCCTACTATATTCACCTTTTTCATAGTCTATACACAATTTACCATCTAAATGGTCCATCTCATGCTGTATGCACCTTGCTTCTAGATTGTAAAATGTTTTTCTTTCCTCCTTTCCACTTTCATCTTGGTACTTTAGAATAATTCTAATGTGTCTTTTTACATCACCTCGTCTACCAGGAATTGATAGACAACCTTCCATATCACGTAATGTTTCATCAGATTTCTCTACTATCTCTGGATTAATAAATACTTTTAAATTGTCACCACTGCGTGAACAATCCATAACAAACATACGAAGTTGGTAGCCAACCTGTATTGCAGCCAAACCTATACCATGGTGTTGGTACATAGCTTTTGCCATATATTTTATAAGTCTACTAGTCTTATCATCTAACGGAAAAGGTACGTCATTGCTTACTGATCGTAAAAATACGTCAGGATGTTTTACTAATTCTATATACATAGGTGCCCTCCACTCTCGCGTCGAGCACCCTTGGTACCGTCATCCGTTACGGATCTTTTAACTCTGTTTGTATGTTTTTGATCTAAATAATTCATTTTTATCTGCTTTAATTACAAGTCTTGCAGGATTAGCGTCACCAATAATTGTGCTTTCTTGTATTTCTATTCTACGAACATCTTCTAAATGTCCAGACATACTTTCAATATACACAGGACAATCGGATATCATAGTTCCTTTTTGTCCGTCAGTAAATTTTTCTAAAATTTGTTGTAAATCTCTTAATCTCATTTTAACCTATCCTTGTGATCTCGCGGTAACATACTATCGTATCTTCTCGCTATGTCTTTTGTTAATTGATACCATTTCTTCTTCCACATTGCTTTCATGTCCCCCTCTGTTTTGTTGTATGCGATTGCAATTTTATTTAAATGATCTAATTCTTTTTCTAAACTACGGTCTCTGTATCTGCTCATAATATTCATTAACCCTTTCCAACCATTGATGTTTATATTTTCTGTATTCTTCACCAGAAATTACAAATTCCTGGTAAAAATTATCTTTACTGCACATCATGATTACAGCTTTGGTTATTGTTGTTTTGTATATAAAATCATGAGCCATACCATATGCAGCTAATTGTAGACAATAGTCTTCAATCCATTCTCGTTTCTTTGGCTTGTTAGTTTGTTTAAAATCTATCACAGCCATGTCACCTTTGTGTGTTGCAATTAAATCTGTTTGCCCTGCGTACAGGCCAGGGTAATACAAAGTACACTCACTACCATAAAATTCTGTAACATTTGATAAACCATTTTGTATGACTTGCATTGCCATGTTGTGTGCTTCTTTACCAACATTAGTTAGATCAAGATAACCCTCTTCAATAATATATTTCTCAAGAATCTTGTGCATTGCTGTGCCTCTCGCACCCGCAGAATCCACGATCCGCGTTGCTTCGGCCTCACCCACCCGATCACGCCACGCTTGCAGCGATTCGCGCTTCTCGATTGGTTGGGTGGCGGACAAAATTGTGGTGACTGATGGCAGCTTTTCAATGCCATTGATTTCGTAATGACGCTTACCATCTATAATCTCACGAATCGTTTTTGGGTAGATGTAATTATTATTTCTCTTCATCGTTCTCTACAACTTTGTTAATTATATACCACGCAATTATACCACCAACAAGTATGGCTATCATACCAACAGAAAGCATACCTAATCCATAACTAATATTCATCGTTTTTGTATTTTTCTTAAATAATATACACTACGTTGCCAGGCCCACGCGTTAATCGCACCGGCAACACCATGTATCTTGTTGTATAATCTATATAAGATGATGTTTTTCAACTACAATTTCTCCTTCACTATTACACTCATCGCAGTTTGCCCATATCTCCTCTTTAGCTAAGTGATAAGGCACTCTTATATAGCCGTTACCTCTACACTCTTTACAGATTTCTTTAACTACCTTTTCCGTTTTTATATCCATTCTTTTTACCTTCTTTCTTTGCTAGTAATTCTATTGTTTTACTAATTGTAAGATCTGCTTCGGTAACCTTACCTTCCGATAAATATTTAAGTATCTTGTAAGTAGGCATACTTACAGATACGGATTTAAATTTAGCTGGATCAGCCATTGTTCCTCCCTTCTATTGTTCTAGAAACAAAAGTATTTTTCTTGTTTCTATATTCTATGTGATACTTCTTTTTAGGATCTAGTTTACGTTGTAGTTTTTTAAGAGACATTGCTTGCATCTCCTTTGATTCTCCAACGTTTACGTGGACCTCATCGCTTTTAGGATCTAGTATCTCTGGTCCTAACTCCATAACTTTATATGTATATCTCATGTTTATCCTTTCTTTTTTATATTGTTATATATCATATATGGGATTCTATAGTAATAAATCAACCCTTGCAAGAGATATTTTTTTAATATACAATATACATCTCTTCTCACACCTTTTGTTTGTGCGTTCCTTTCTTGGAATGCACAGACAGTTTATAACAATTCTAAGTTGTAAGTTTAAATGGTGTTTTCAGGCATGCAAACAAATCGTATATACATGTTGTATTTGTTAACCTCGATAGGCCCTATATCTTGTATTTTTTTTAAAGACTCTTCGTAACCAAATACCATGCAATCATATTGAGTATCAAAGGCTGTTGGCCATTGGTATGGTTCTAAACAAGTGCCTGCTACTTGCGAGCATATAATTAAACTTAATATAAATTTCATTACTTTCCTTGGCCACGGTATTTTTTAAAATTTTTGCGTTTACTTTTGTTCATTTTGCAAAGACTAGGATTACGTCCAATCGATGTTTTGTGATGCACAGGTTCATGTGATTCGAAATTTTTAAACTTCTTCGCCATTAAAATACTTTTCTAAGTCTGATTTCAATGTATTATGATGCATAGCTGGTATGTAACTTATCTTGCCGTTTATGTGTTGCTCTAAGTCTGCACCACAAGTCATACATCTATAGAATTCTTTTGTAAGTCCAACTAATAAAGTATTTTCTTCACAAGTGGGACACTTGCCTGGGATTACTTCAGCTTTAAATTCGAATTTTTTTCCTGTCATAAATCTTCTTAGACTTTATTATCTTTTGTTTCAAGTGCCTAAGTTGTCTTGCAACAGGGTTTCTTTTCTTGTTGAGTTTTTGCATTACTCAATTATTTTTATAATTCTTTTTCTACCTTGGTAGACCTCTGTCTCTGCCTTAACCTTTTTACATTTGAAGACTACTCGCTCCGGATTTACTTCGTTTTGAGCTACACGTTTTGAATAAAGGCAGGCATTTAACGAGTCTTTATGCACATGTTCTATCATTTTTCCGTTTAATTCTAGTATTAATGCAAATACAACCTCTATCATTGGTGACCATTCCCGTTTCTAATTAATTTTTCTACGTCTTCTGTAAGTTTTTTTGTTCTCTCTTGTAAAAATTCTATGTTCACTGCATTGTTTCTCATACTTTTAACTTCTTCCTCTACCTCTTCTAATAATCCTGCGATGTGCTCCACCAACATGAAAAGCTCCGCCTCCCCACTTGACTGACCAAGTTCTCCACGTGGGTATTTAATTCTAAATTCTGTGTTGTGTTGTAAATCTTTTTCAAACAATTCTAATTTTGTGCTGTGTTGGTTGAGCTTCTCATTAATACCAAAATAAGCCCAGGTGCCGATTGCAACAAGCGCAATCAAGCTAGCAACCGTCTTCATTGGCATCTGCACTTTTGCCTCTTCTGATATTGTTAATGGTTTCTTACTCATCTATAGGTTTTGGTTTTGGTAGTATATACCCATCTGGCGGCATTTTCAACGTGCTGTTATTGTTATCTAAAGTCTTAGATTCTGGGTTTTTTTTAATGTAATCGTCTTTTAATTCATCCCATAGACTACCTGTAGGCATAGTTTCTACTTCATCTACTTGTGGTACCACCCCTCTACATTTTGATACTAACAATGCAAAATTTTCATTTTGTGCAAGACTTGGATTTCTATTTACCTTATTACACATTTTCATCAACTCAAGTTGTTGTTTTAGTTGTGCATTTTCTTTTGACGTTTTACAGTCTGTGCCTAAATATTTTCTGAATGATAATCTTAATTCTTGAGAGTTACTTTCGTTCCAACTATTATCATAATTATCATAATCGTAATCACGATTAGATACAGACACATCTACTTCACCACATCTAGCACTGCCGTCGTTAAGATATTCGTTTCTAGGATATGCAGGACCAGCACACAGAGCTAATAGAGTTATCATTATAATTAATACTCCTGTAAAATAATAATTCATCCTGGCACTCTCCATAGTTCATCCTAATAATTTATTTCTCTGTTTAAATCTTTAATGTCGTATTCCATCTGTCTAACTTTATCAGCTAGAACTTCGTATAAATTTTCGGCCATCTCCCATGTGCCTTCAGCTCTTTCTAGTTTTGCAATAACGGTGTTGACATTATCTGTTAATACTTTCATGTCTCTACGAATGTTTTCTACATCCATAGTTTTTAATTCTTGTATTTCTGCTTGATTAGCGTTGATGGTATCTGTTAGATTAACAATATATTTTACACCAGTGAACGTTCCGACTAGCACTGAAGCTACTACGGGGACCATAACTATATTCTTTTTTAATAAATCTACTAAGTTCATAGGGCATTTTTATTTTTTGGAAGTATAATATATTATTTGTCTTCTATTTTGTAGAACATTTTGTCAGTATCCTCTGTAATCCAGCCTTTATTCTCGACGTTCCACTCTGTAGTTTGAACCTTATAATCTGGTATGTCGTCTCTTGTGGTAAAATTACTAATATTCCAAAGAATACGATTATTAGGTTGAATTG